CAAGCACAGCCTGAGTCACAAGAAGACTTTGGTATCGGCTTTGAGGGTGATGGTAGAGAATTAGCCCCGGGTTCAACTCCGGACAATCCAATTTGGAAGCAGACGTTCCCTAATGCAAACGAGGGACACGCTACTTCACAAGACTTCGCTCAGATATCTCCTGCTCAACGGGCGGCAGAGAAGATGAACAAAGTTATACTAGATCAACTAGAAGAGAGTAACGCTCACACCGAACTACGTAAATCTGTGTTTGAAGCTTGCCTCCTAGGTTCTGGTGTTATGAAAGGTGTCATGTCAGAGTTCAAGACTATTCACAAGTGGGTGGATGGTGAGTACCGACCTGAGCAACGTAAGTATCCTAAGATGAACTCTGTGTCACTGTGGGACTTATACATCGATCCTAACGCTCATGAAATTGAAGAAGCAGAGTGGACGATTGAACGCCACCGAATGAATTCTAAGCAAATGAGAGAACTCCTGTCTCGTGACGACTTTAGGAAAGAAGCAGTTAAACGTGCTATTGCTAACGGTCCGAACTACAGTAAGCAACGATTTGAAAACGAAGTAGACGAAGAAGAGTCTATAGCAAACAACAGTCGTCGCTTCGAAGTATTAGAGTACTGGGGTTACGTAGAGAAAGAAGAAGCTTTAGCAGCAGGTCTTTCGGTTACTGAGGATATTACTCAAGTAAACTTATGGCTTTGTGGTAACGAGATTATACGATTGGTTTCTAATCCGTTCCTACCACAGCGTATTCCTTACTTCATGTTCGACTACGAGAACGATGCTTATAACTTATATGGTACAGGCGTTCCTGAGACCATGGAAGATGCACAACGAATGATGAACGGTTTTGCACGTCTAGCAGTAGATAACCTAGCCTTGGCAGGTAACATGGTGTTTGACGTAGATGAAACAATGTTAGTACCGGGTCAATCAATGGAGATATTCCCGGGTAAAACTTTCCGACGACAGGGTGGCCAACCGGGGTCCGCAGTAACAGCCATTAAGTTTCCTTCCACAGCTAATGAAAACTTACAGATGATGGAACAATGGCGTAGACAAGCAGACGAAGCCACGGGTATACCTTCGGTCTCACACGGTCAAACTGGAGTCACTGGAGTGGGTCGCACATCAAGCGGTTTAAATATGATACTTGAGAATGCTAGTTTAAGCATCAAGACTACTATCCGTAATATCGATGACGACCTGCTCCAACCCCTTGGTAAAATGTTGTTCTACTGGAACCAACAGTTCAACAGTGAGAATCTACCTGACGGTGATTTCGACTGTATTGCTACTGGTATCCGTAGTTACACTAAGCAAGAGGTTAAGGTACAACGTTTACAAACACTACTACAATTAGTTCAGAACCCTGCTCTCGCTCCTATGGTTAAACTACCGTACATTGTACGTGAGTTAGTCAAGGGAATGGACATGGATCCTGAGGAAGTTATTAACGACCTAGATGAAGCTAGACTCTACGCGGAAGTGATAGGCATGGCTCAAGGTAATCAAGGCGTCGCTCCTCCTGTAGATGACCCAAGTACACAAGGTACTTCAGGGCTACAAGGAACAGGCGCTGGTAACCCGGAGGGATTGAATGGTACAGAAAACACAGGCGTCTAAACTTAGGGGCCTAATCAAACACCAGATACACTGGGACATTCTTACAGAGTATTTGGCGGTTGAAAAACAGCGTATAGTTACACTACTTACAACGTGCACACCAGACCAACTAGGGCAACTACAAGGCGAGCTAAAGGCCGTCAACAAGCTACTAAGTATGTCTGATAATCTAAAAGCAGAAGAGAGAGCCTAAGGGTAACCTCTCTTCTTTAATCATAACACTAGACTCTTTTACAAGGGAACCTATGGTACACCCGAGTAATGAACTAGAAGGAAAAATAAATGACTCAACCAACGCAAAGTTTACTAGGTGAAGACGCTTACCGTAACCCTCGACATGAACAAGAGGCAGCGGAATTCCAAGCTTCTCACGCACAGGCTTCTCCTGACGCGCAAGGCGAGACTCCTACTGCAAACAGTGAACCCGTACACAACTGGGAAAAACGATACAAAGATTTACAGTCTTGGTCATCTAAAGAAATGAACAAGATGAAGTCCGATGTGTCTAAGCTTAAACAAGAGTTAGCTTCTCAGAATACCCCTGTTCTAACCGCACCGAAGACTCCAGAAGAACTGGAAGCATTCAAAGCGCAGAACGCAGAGATGTATGGCGTTATACAAACTATGGCACACGACATCGCTAAAGCTCACATTGAGCAAACAGATCAGCGTGTTGCTGCCATGACACAGGATCTACAGGCAACTAAGCAAGGTCGCGCTAAAGAAGCGATCAAAGCTAAACACCCTAACTTCCTTGAGATGATTAACAGTCAGCAGTTCCAAGAGTGGGCTGCACGTCAACCATCTGAGGTTCAAGACTGGGTATTCAATAATCCTGACGATCCCGATAAGGCCATCCGTGCATTAGACTTATTTAAGTACGACGCTGGTTTGAGCCAACAAACACATTCATCGACTCATACGGATCTAGCGGTCTCAAGTCAAGGCGCATCTGCGGATACAAATGGCCTTGATAACCCTCAGCGTATTTGGTTAGCCAGCGAGATTAGGCAAATTAGCCCTCGTGATTACCCCAAGTATGCCGAAACTATTGACATCGCTAACCGTGAAGGTCGAGTAGATCATTCTCGATAATTCATAGGAAATTTAATAATGTCATATTTTAACGGTTCAGCTACTACTAACTTCGGTGGTAACAGCCCTACAGGTAACTTTTCTCCTGAGATTTTCTCTCAAAAAGTATTAATGTTCTTCCGTACTGCTTCAGTAGTAGAAGGCGTAACAAACAACGATTACTTTGGTGAACTAGCGTCTTACGGCGACTCAGTACGCATCATGCTTGAGCCAGTGTTAACTGTATCAGAATATAAGCGTGGCGGCACTGTAGCTTCAGAAGCTTTACAAGACAATGAGATCACAATCGAAATCGACAAAGCTAACAAGTTCGCATTCCAAGTTGACGACATCGAAGAGAAACTTTCTCACGTAAACTGGGAACAACTAGCGACTGGTTCTGCTACTTATGCTCTTAAGAACTCTTACGACAAAGAAGTGTTAGACTTCATGTCTAAAGGCGCTCAAGCAGCAAACATCGTTAACGCTGGTGGTACTCACGCAGCAGCTCAAGAAGATACTAATGCTATCACTCTTGGTCACGGTGCTACTGAGACTGATCCTCTGAACCTACTTTCGCTACTAGCTCTTAAGTTAGACGAAGCAGAAGTTCCAGAAGAAGGCCGTTACGTAGTTATCTCTCCACGTTTCATGGAGCTATTAGCACGTACAGACAGCAAGCTTCTTTCAACTGACTATAACCAAGGCGAAGGTGGTCTTAAGAATGGTCTAGTAATGCAAGGTAAACTACGTGGTTTCTCTCTATACAAGACTAACAACGCTCCTAAGTACACTGAAGCAGACGGTACTCTATTGGGTATTACATCTCCTTCAGGCATCATCGGTGACGTGGTTATCGCTGGACACATGTCTGCAGTCGCTACTGTATCTTGCATTGACAAGGTAGAGAAGATTCGTGCTGAGACAACGTTTGCTGATATCGTTCGTGGTTTACATGTGTATGGTCGTGCGATCATCCGTGAAGAGTCACTAGCTGTAGCTTACGTACAGTACGCTTAATAAGTAACATACGTTACAACCCAAG